GGATGGTCTCGGTCGGATTAAGCCTCCGATCGACGGATATTTCCGTCTACAAGCTTAGGTAGGTGTAGCAGCTCGCTGCACTGAGATACATTTACCTACGAAGGAACTTCTCTTATGCCGTCTTTCTCAAGATCCCCAGCTTCGCCAGCACCGACATACGTTACGACGGTCGAGACAGCTTCCAAAAAGGACGGGGTTGTTTTCCCGTACAGAATGGTGACTACTCTCGGCCCCCAATACGTTGTGCCGAGGCTGACGGAGTTTAAGGACTGGACCCGGACTCCTGGGTTTAGGGCTTTGAAGAAGTCGGGTGTGCGGTTGCCGGAAAATCCCTTCACGCTGACGAAAACTACGTGCTCGCTCAACTCCATAGTTGTGCGGGCTACGCGGTCCTATTCAGCGCCGAATATTAACGGCGACTACTCTATGAATGTGACAACTCACAAACTAGCGTTGCGTCTTCATTACTCTCCACCGACATCGTTGCCGGCCTCACTTAGTATCTCTGATTCAGAAATGGCAATTCGCTTTCTGAATCATATTAAAGATGCTGAATGGCAGGCTCCGGTGTTTGTGGCGGAGGGAAAGAAGGCTATCGATATGATTTTGGGCGTGGCGAAGAGCCTATCTCTTGTCATTCGAAACTTACGGCGTGGAAACCTAGTTGGCGCGTTAGCAGAGCTTGGGTTAAAACCCAATCCCCGTGCGCGCCGACGGTTTAACCGACTGTTCGGCGACGACCCGTCAAAAGCAGCTGCAAATGCGTGGCTTCAGTATAAGTATGGCTGGATCCCGCTTCTCCTCGACGCGAAAAGCGCCGCGGAGACGTTTGCAGAGCTTGTGGCAAAAGACCGCAATCTGCCTCGTATCTCCTCTGTGTCGATGGTAAAAAAGTCCGATTTCCTTTCAACTGCCCTGTTTTCAGGTCAGCCGTCGGGTTCCGGGAAGATTGCTATTTACTACCAGGGGGTTGTGAGTAGGCGATATAAAGTCGCTTACAAGGTGAACCCGCTTGATGCGTTGGGTTCCTTTGGTCTGCTTAACCCTGTGTCGGTGTTCTGGGAACTTGTTCCGCTTTCCTTTGTGGCGGACTGGTTCGTTCCGATTGGGAACTACCTACAGCATTTAGACGCCAATCTCCGTTATACCTTCCTCAGTGGACTTTCATCCACGAAAGTGAGCATCGACGGGATTGCTTATATGACCGCTGGTGATGGTGTCAACTTCTCCGTTGGAGATGCTGATACGTTTTCATCGCTTTCGGTCGTGGCCGTGAAGATGTCGGTCTTACCGACCCCTTCAGTAAAGGACATCCGATTTGACCCAAAACTTGGTCTTCATCGGTTGATCTCGGGCGTCGCCCTCCTCCGCCAAAACGCCAAGCGTTTGGGTTGAGATAATCGAATCACTCCTCTAGGGCTTTCCCGAAAGGTTCTCTCATCAATTGAAGGATTAAACGACATGAGCGCTCAAGCAAATGTTATCTTGGCTGATGGCCAAGGCACACCAGTGAACCACACATTCGAGCCGAATGGCTCGTTCGCTAACGCGGACGGGACCATCAAATCGGCTTGGGTCGACCGCACCGGCGCGTCCCTGGACGTTGCCCGTGCGGTTCTCCGCGAGGACCATAAGCCATCGGCTGCTGGCGTTCGTGAAAAGATTCGCACGGTGATCGAAATTCCGATCGTCGAGACTGTGAACGGCGTGCAGGTACGTACTCGCCTGCATGTCATCGATTTCGAAATCCGGTTCGACCCTGGCAGTTTGCAGGCCGAACGTGACACGGTTGCGGCTTACGCCAAAAACCTGGCCGCGTCGACCTACTTCCAAGCCAAGGTCAAAACCGGCGAACGCACCTGGTAAGGTGCGTACGTTCTTCGAGTCGTTTTGCTATGCGCTTTTGATCGTCACTTTGACGGTCTTGGCGGTGGCTGCGACATATCGTTTCGTTCACGTGATTTCATCACGACAAGGAGATTGCCTTGCAATCCAACACTCGCCCTCGGCGGCTGAAACCCTCCCCTCTCCGCAGCGTAACAACGCAGAATAGAGATGAGGCGATCGGCGATTTTCTAGCCCTTCTGGACACTCCGAAGGCGCTAGCCGTCTGGTTGCTCTATAAGGCTTCGTGCCGCGGTGATAAAACCGCGACATTACAGCTTTTGGAGCTCCCGTGTAAACCTGAGCATTATACCCGTGCCCACCACTTTGCTCTCGATTACCAGGCTTCACGCCTGTTCTCGAAGTATAAGGGGTTAAACTCGGGGATTGATCGTGTTCAGGCTGCACTCGACGCGGCTTCCCGCGCTGAGCGCCACTGTGCACATTCCAACGAAATTTTTTGTGCGTACCGCTCAGGAAACGTGAGTTTTCTGGCTCTGAATGAGACAATTTTGTCAAACATTCAGGGATTAATTGCGGACACATTAGATGTCGTTGGATCCATACCCGTTGAGGATATGGGCTGGTCGTCCGGAAGGACAACCTCTGCGTACGGTGACACTCTTGACCCCATTTCAAAATATGGTTCAAGGATGGACGTTACTGTGAGTGCGCGCCGATGGGCCCTTGCCTTTCTGCGCGACTGCCCAAACTGGGTTGCCGGCTCGTTACAAGCCGACGGCCCTTGTTCAGCGCTCGTTTCTGCGCTGGATATAGTGGATGGCAACGTAATGCTCACGGTACCTAAGAACGCGAAGACTGATCGTGTGATTTGTTATGAACCACACCTCAACATCCGACTGCAGCTTGCCGTCGGGAATGTGATGAGACGCGCCCTTCGCAAGAAGGGCGTCAATCTCAGTGATCAGTTGATCAACCGGAGACGGGCGTTACTCGGTTCAAAAACCGGGCATCTCGCCACGATTGACTTGCGCTCCGCAAGCGATACAGTCTCGTTGGAGCTTGTTCACTTGCTGTTGCCCGTAAATTGGGCGCTGCTGCTGGATGACCTCCGATCTAAACGCACTTTGTGGCCTGATGGTGTGACCCGCCCCAGTGAAAAGTTTTCTTCAATGGGGAATGGTTTTACCTTCGAGCTCGAATCCCTCATCTTCTGGGCGGCCTGTACGGCCGTTTGCAAGACTGGGGTTAGCGTTTACGGTGACGACATCGTTATCCCGACTGAGCACTTTGACGAATGCGTCAGGGTACTCAACGAATTGGGCTTTGAGATCAACGGCACTAAGTCGTTTTCCTCTGGTCCTTTCCGTGAAAGTTGCGGGTGCGATGCCTTCCTTGGTGTTGACGTGACTCCGATTCGTCTAACTGACGAACTGAAGACTGTGTCTAGGTGGGTACTTTTTCATAACCAGATTCGGCGATGGGCTTCTGCTCATCTACCAAGTCTGGCCGTGGCCGAGTGTCTCATCAAGATGAGGTCACTGTATCACTTTCCGATGGGTCCGGCTGTTTTCACAGACAGACGTATCCAGAAGGAGAAGGGTCAGGGTCATTACCACGTTAATTGGGATGAAGGCACACCATTTCGCTCTAGAAGATCAGAGACGTGGTGCGGCTGGAATTACTATCAATGGTCGCTGGTTGCGAAACCGGCTTCCGACAGTTATTCCTTCGTTGAGGGCTTTTCAGCCCTCTGCGCATCCACAGGACCGAAAAGACTCG